CGTCTATCAGTCATCAGGTCGACCTGCAGCAGTACAGTAACGCCGAGGTCCGCAAGATAATCGCGCTACTGAATCGCGCCGATGCTGACTTGGCGGCGCGCCTGGCTGATGCAGTCGCCCGCATGGATGGCCAGAGCTTCACGGTGCAGTACCTGGAGCGCATGCTTGCCTCAGTTCGAGAGCTGAATGCTCAGACAATGGCGTCAGTTGCCGAACAGGTGACCACTGACATGGTGGCGCTGGGGCAATACGAACTGGATTACCAGGACCGGTTGTTCACCACTGTTATTCCAGCGCCTGCCCTGGCTGTCGCGCCCCTGGCAGGGGTTACGCTGGAGCAGGTGCGCCATATCGCATTCAGCCGGCCATTCCAGGGAAAGCTGTTATCGGAGTGGCTGAGCGACATCGAGTCCGCCCGGGCTGCCCGCATTCGTGATGCGATCCGCATTGGCATGACCAGCGGCCTGACCAATGACCAGATTGTCCGCAGCATTATGGGCATCAGGTCGGAGGGCTACGCTGACGGCCTGCTGAACCGGTCACGGCAGGACATCGAGTCGATGGTGCGGACTGCCATCGGTCATGTGTCGCAGGGCGCACGGGATCAGTTCTACGCTGCCAACGATGACCTGGTAGCTTCGGTCAAATGGCTGAGTACTCTGGATTCGCGGACATCGCCCGATTGCCGGTTGCGTGATGGGTTGCGGTACAGCAAGGATCACAAGCCGGTCGGGCACTCAGTGCCATGGCTGGCAGGCCCGGGTCGCATCCACTGGCAGTGCCGGTCTACATCAACGCCCATTATCACGCTCTGGGAAGAGTTGGGCCTGACGCCGGAAGAGATCGGCGAGGCTGACCGGGCCAGCATGGATGGACAGGTGCCGGAGTCCATGAGCTATGGCGACTGGCTAAAAAACCAGAGCGCAGAGCGTCAGGACGAGGTGCTTGGCCCCACACGCGGAAAGCTGTTCAGGGAGGGCGGTTTGACCCTTGATCGGTTCTACAACGACAAGGGCCGCTATCTCGATCTGGACCAGCTGCGAGAACGCGACGCACGGGCCTTTGAGAAGGCGGGTATTGCGGCGTAACATCACCGCATGACCGACAAACGCCGATTCACCGTCATCGACGGAACGCCAGCACCAGAAACGCCAGCAGAGAAGGTGCGCAAGCGCGTTCGTGCCATGCCAAGGCCTAAAGCCATGCCACAGTGTGGCCGCTGCGGCGGGCGCGAGTACATCGAGGCCAAGATCGGCATCGGCAAGTCAGTGACCAAGCAGAAGCTGTGCGTGCTTTGCCTGATGCAAGGACAGAGGGTGGTGATGGGGTAGTCCATACCGCCATGAACATGAAATGAAGCCCGCTCCGCGCGGGCTTTTTTGTACCCCGAAACCTCGGCACCCGCCGGGGTTTTTTATGCCCGCGTTTCGGATGAAACAGGGCGCAACGGGCCGGATGGCCTATCAGATGGGCGGATGCCCGGAGATCAACCATGAAACTGAAGCTCGACGAAAACGGAAACGCGGTACTGCAGGAAGGTAAGCCGGTGTATGTGCATGACGACGGCAAAGAGGTGGCATTCGATGCTGCTGGCACGGTCGCCACCATCACCCGGTTGAACGCTGAAGCCAAGACCCATCGCGAAGGCAAAGAGGCGGCCGAAAAGGCGCTGAAGGCTTTCGAGGGTATCTCGGACCCGGCGGCTGCCATCAAGGCGCTGGAGACTGTCTCCAACCTCGATCAGAAAAAGCTGGTGGATGCCGGCGAGATCGAGAAGGTGAAGTCCGAAATCAGCAAAGCCTTTCAGGGGCAGCTGGACGAAGCCACCAGCAAGGCGGCCACGTTCGAGAAGCAGCTTTACGAAGAGAAGATTGGCGGCGCCTTCGGTCGCTCCAAGATGATCGCGGAAAAGCTGGCTATCCCCGCAGACCTGGTGCAGGCCCGCTTCGGGCAGGCGTTCAAAATTGAGGAAGGTAAGACGGTCGCTTACGACGGTAACGGCAACAAGATCTACAGCCATTCCCGCCCTGGCGAGGTCGCCGACTTCGACGAAGCGCTGGAAATCCTCGTTGAGCAATACCCGCATCGCGACAGCATCCTGAAGGCATCCGGCGCCAATGGTGGCGGCGCGCCCAATGGCGGCGGGAACCAACCCCCATCCAAGGGCAATATCGGCGGCACCCGGCAAGAGCGCCTGGACGCCATCAAGGCCCGAACGCAAAACGCTTAAGGAGGCCCTATGGCCCTTTCAGACATGAAGGTGTTCAACGAATACCTCAAGAGCACTACCGTTGAGACCCTGGCTCAGGATGTTGAGAAGTTCAACGCCGCTTCCGCAGGGGCAATCCAGCTCACCACCCAGGGCATTGACGGCGACTTCCTGCAAGAGTCGTTCTGGGCGGGCCTGCATGGCGCCCAGCGCCGCGTTGATCGCTACGCATCCAACGGCAACCAGTCAGCCACCGCGCTGGCTCAAAAACAGTACGACGCGGTTAAGGTCGCCGGCGGCTTCGGCCCCATCCTGTGGGAGCCTTCGCAGCTGTCCTGGATTCAGAAGAGCCCGGAAGAAGCCCTTGAGGTGATCAGCCGGAATCTGTCCGAGGCCATCATTGCTGACCAGCTGAACAGCGTCATTGCTGCGCTTGTTGCTGCCATCAGCAACCAAGCTGCCGCGACCAACGACGTATCTGCCAGCGCTGGCATTACCTATTCGGCAATCAACGCCGCGCACGCCAAGTTCGGTGATGCGTCCGCGCGACTGGTTGCGCAGGTGATGAACGGCACCACCTTCCACGACCTGATTGGTCAGAACCTGACTAACGACCAGCAGCTGTTCCGTGCCGGTGACGTGACCATCGTCGACATCCTCGGTAAAGCCGTGATCGTGACCGACTCGCCAGCGCTTTACTCGGCGGCCGTCGCGACCCCCGCGGCACCCGCCAAGCAGCGTGTGCTGTCCCTGGCTAACGGTGCAGGCATGGTGATGGATGGTTCCGACCTGGTCACCAACATCGAGACCGCCAACGGCAAGGAGCGCATCGAGACTACCTTCCAAGCTGACTACACCTTCGGGCTGGCCATGAAGGGCTACACCTGGGATGTAACCAACGGCGGCAAGTCTCCGACTGATGCCGAGCTGGCTACAGGTAGCAACTGGGATCTGGTCGCCAACAGCATCAAGGCCTCGGCTGGCGTGATCACCATCGGCGACGCTGACGCGTAACCATTCAGGCGGCCTTCGGGCCGCTTTCTCTTTTCTGGAGATAGTCATGGAAATTCACTACGAGCCGCACCCGGTGTCGCCAAAGCGCAAGGCCGAGCTGCGCGCCAAGGGTCTCAAGATCATTGACGCCCGATTCAAACCGGCCGATCTCGCTCAAACCGCGGACGCCGACAGCGACAAGCCATCCAAGGGCCTCACTGTCGATCAGATTCGTGACGCGCTGAAAGCCAAGGGCATTGAGGCCCCTGAAGGTGCCAAGAAACCCGACTTGGCCAAGCTGCTGGACGAGGCTGAGTAATGGCTTTGGTGATCGAGAACGGCCAAGTGGTAGACGGGGCCGACAGCTACGTCACTGCTGCCGAGCTGGTCACCTATGCCGCCAACTACGGGCTGACCATTCCCGCCACGGAAGGTGAGCAGGAGACTCTGCTGCGCCGCGCCTATCTGCAAATGAACACCCTGCCTTGGAAGGGCTGGCCGGTTAACCGCGACCAGACGGGCGCGTGGCCGCGTTACGGGGTGCTCTCGAGCGGGTATGAGTTGCCATCAGACGTTATCCCGCGCCAGGTCAAGCAGTGCCAGATGGCGATGGCGGGCGAGATCCATGCCGACGACATCGACCCGCCGGAGCTGCGCAAAGGCGCCGTGATCAAGGATCGCGTTGAGGGCGCTGTAGAGCGCCAGTACGCTGCGGCCAAGGCATCGCGGTCAACGCCTGTCGCCGGTAGGCAGTCCCTGGCGAATGTTGCAGGCCTGCTCGAATCGTCCTGGCAGATTCCGATGGTGCGCGGCTGATGACTGGCTTCTACGACGAAATGGCCACGGTCGCGCTCGAGCTGATCTCTGAGTTCGGCCAGGCAGGTCAGATCAAGGATCAGCTGCCAGGGAGTTACGACCCGGTGACCGGCGACGAGACGGGCGGTAGCACCTCAACGCAAGACGCTCAGATGATCCTGCTGGATTACACCCTGCAGGAATCAGGCATCAAGTACGCCGAAGGCACCGAGGTGAAGCTGGGGGACAAGAAGATCCTTATCGCCTCCAAGGGGCTGGACAGTGCGCCCCTGATGACCAGCCTCATCCATGCCGATGGCGCTGACTGGCGGGTGCAGAACATCAAGGTCTCCAATCCGGCCGGCACTCCGCTGGTCTATGAAATCCACGGGCGCAAGTGATGAGCTTCTCAGGCGATATTCGCAATTTCGCAAAGGACGCGACCGAGGCGCACAACAAAATAACCCGGGCTGCCACGATCGAGCTGTTTGGTGGCGTGATCAAGTCGACTCCGGTTGACACCGGGCGGGCCAGGGGTAACTGGCAAACTGCGGTCGGAACACCGCCGACAGACGAGCTTGAGCGCGACGACAAGAGCGGCGCTCAGGCCATTGCCGAGGTGGAAGCCAATACACCTCCCGGCGCCGGACAGCAGACCTACATGGTCAACAACCTGCCGTACATCTTCGCCTTGGAAGAGGGCAGCAGTAAGCAATCTCCCGAAGGGATGGTTCGCAAGAACGTCGCGCGGGTGCAACGCATCGTCAATGCGGCTATAGCCAAGTTCAAGGTCTGAATCATGTCCGAACTCAAGATCAACGCCGCCCTGGTGCAGGGGCTGACGGCGGCAGCGCTCGGCATTCCGACGGGCAACGAGGGGAAGAACTCCGACCCGCCTGCGGTCACCCTGCCGTGGGCGAAATGGCACAACCTGCCTGCATCCACTGACGTGGCCAGCCTTGGCGCTGGTGGCGTGGATGAAACGGTGGGCATCTTTCAGGTCGACCTGAACTACCCCAAGAACGACGGCACCGGGAACATCCTGGCCGCCGTGCAAAAGCTGCGCGACTACTTCGTCGCCGGGCGTCGGCTCGTCTATGACGGCCAGTGCGTCCATGTCGACCGAGTAACGCGCGGCAATCTCCGGCCGGTCGACGGCTGGCAACGCATCAGCGTATCGATCTACTACAGCGCAACAACCATCAGACCGGAGGTATAACCATGGGCTGCTTTGCTAACGGCTCCGCCACGAAGCTGTACTACACACTCGAGTTCTCGACCATGACGGCCGCTACCATCAGCGCCACTGCGTCCGGCTCGACCTTTTCCGACTCAGGCGATGGCTTCATCGATGATGGTCAGTTCGCCGTGGGCCACATTATCGAGGTCTCCGGTTTCGCCACCGCAGCCAACAACGGCAAGTTCAAGATTGCCACCGTGGCCGATGGCTCGATGACGGTCACCGATGTGAACGGCGGCGCCGTGACGCTGGTCAACGAGGCCGCTGGCGAGACCGTAACCATCAGCCAGAGCGGCGGTATTCCCGCCAACCCGGAGTTCAAACCGGTGCGCTTCGTCAGCGAGGGTTTGACTCCCAACGTCAACCAAATCGAATCCGCCGAGATCAACGAAGCCCGACAGCGTGCGCCAAGCCGCGGCGGCAACTACAGCATTGCGGGCGAGATCGCCGCCGAGCTGAGCTTTGGCAGTTTCTCTGACCTGATCGAGGCGGCCATGCAGGGCACCTGGGCATCGAACGTCCTGATTGTCGGCTCGACCGAGCGCAGCTTTGCCTTCCTTGAGCGCCACACCGACATCAACGTCGACTACATCTACGATGGCTGCAAGGTCGGCAGCATGGGCATCACCGCGCCGCTTGGCGACAAGGCGGGCATCACTTTCAACATTCTGGGCAAGGGCGCTGAGGAATACACCGTGCCTGCTGGCGCCACCTTCGCCGCTGCCACCACCACCGACATGATGGTTACCACCAACGGCTCATTCACCGAAGACGGCACGGCCATCGCCTACGCCACCGAGTGGAGCGGCACCATCGATAACGGCATGGAAGCGTCGTTTGCGCTGTTCAACCGCGAGGCCTACTGCATCAGCAACGGCGTGGCCACCGTCTCTGGCAGCATGAGCGCCTATCTCAAGGATGAAGTGCTCTGGGGCAAGGTGCTGAGCGAGGAGGAGACCAGTCACATCATCGTGCTGCAGGAAGGCTCCGACAGCTACACCATCGAGGTGCCGAAGGTGCGCTATGTGCAGGGCCAGAAACAGGTAGGCGGCCCCGGCGCCATCATCCCGCAGTACACCTGGAGCGGTGGTTACGACGGAACTACCTCGCTGCGGATTACGCGGAGCTCGTAATGGGTGATTTGGCCACACGCTGACCTGGTGATACATTCCTCCCTGTCTATCAGGGAGGGGTGGTTATGCGATGTTGGACTTATTTGTTTTTTCTTGGTGCTTGCAGCGCCTCCTTAAGCGCCACTGCAGAGCCTGCGAGCTGTGAATCTGTTGGATCTGTGGCAAAGGCTGCTATGGAAGCCAGGCAAGGCGGAGTTGCGTTGCAGGACTTGATGCCATCAGCAAACGATCTTACCAAGCAACTTCTAATTATGGCTTACGAGGAGCCAGCATACGCTTCTGAGCGTGGAAAGCAGGCGGCGATTACTGATTTCCAGAACAATATCTACCTTGATTGCATCAAGCAGAGACATTAACCCATGACTCACAACAAACCCGCTTCGGCGGGTTTTTTATTGCCCGGAGAAAAGCAAATGTCCGATATGGACCTCTTCAAAATCAGAGACCTTGCCAATGAAGGCATCAAAGTCGACCTCGCGACGCCGGACGGCAAGTCAACAGATCATTGGCTTAAGGTCAGATCCATATGGTCCGATGACTTTCAAGCTGCGCGTGCCGAAGTGCTTCGCCTTTCTGTGGAAGATGGGAAGAAAGCTGCCGGCCTGAAAGGCAAGGAAGCTGAGCAGGCGCGCA